GGCGTCATACGCCTTCTGGTCCGACACCGTGAACACGGGCACGCCACGCTCACGCCACGCCGGAATATCATCCCCCGTCATGCTGACTGGCAGGGCGCCGCCGCCGATCGCCAGAAACGCAGCCCCGGCCGGGGACTTGATGATGACCATGTCAGTAACCTCCACCCGCTTGTCGGGTTCACTCGTCGAACCGTCGGGGTCGGTCATGTCGACCGCCTCACACCACGCCCGCCAATACACACCAGGGCAAACCTTCCGCTTCCGAGCCCCCGCCGGGTCAGGCAAGTCGTCGAGGCCGTCGCCGTGCGGCGTCACCCGCCACCCATCCACCCCTTGTTCGGCCACATACGACCGCAGCCACGTCATCGCCCCGTACATGTCCACCGTCGGCGGTTCCTCCGTCGACGGGTCCGGCGGCGAGAACCCGGTCATGCTCATGACGCTGAGCCATTCCCGATCCGGCCCGTCGTTCGGCCCCACCACATCGGCGCCGCCGGCGAACTGCGCCCACCTCAGGCCACGACACTCGAACAACGTCCCGTGCGGGCACAGGTAGTAGCTGTAGGCGCCGTCGGACCAGCCGAGCGTGTCCATGTGGAACCGCTGCAACCCACGCACCCGCCCCGGGCACACGTCGTGGCTCTTGCCCAGCAGGCCCATCGCCGGGCCGTTGTGATGCACCTGGATCCCACGAACCTTCGACAGATCCAACGGCCCATAGTGGCGGGCAGGCGGCCGAGCGCCCCACCCATCACGATCAACGATCACGAGTCACCCTCCCAGCCAGACTGCTTTGAGGTGCGTGTCCTCGGGCGACCCGGCCCGAGCTTTCAACGTCGAACCGGTGTTCTGAAACGTTCTTAGCTCCACGTAATCGGTTGTCGTGGACGTGTACACCAAAGCGAACGGGTGCATCACCATGTCCGGCTCCGACGGCGACTCTTTGCTCGCCGGGGCGGCGTCACGCTGCACCGCCGCAACCTGCGTCGTCCCGTTCAAATAGATCTGAGCGCCGCGCCTGCCTGTCGTGGTCGACACATAACAGACGTTGCCGGTGACCAGCCACAACCCGACCCGTCCCAGCGTCACCCGAGACGGGTTCGTGCCCGTGTCGTGCAGCGTCTGGTTGTCGTACTCCTCGGCGTTGAACGAGATCGCCCCGTAGGTCGTTCCGGTCGACACCTCCACGTCGGTCGACGGGTACACGCTGCACGCCGGCCTGCCGTGCAGGTGCTTGAGGTTGTCGGCGACCTGGGCGTTGTACGTCGCCGACGCGAACGTTCCCGTCGACGCTGAACTGATCGACGACCACGTCGTCGTCTCCGCCGGGTCGGCACCCAACCACAGGCAACTCAAGTTCAGTTCGGTGCCGCCTAGGATGGTCGCGCCGACGCCGTCCGAATACGCCTGCAACACCACTTGATCGTCCGCCGAGGTCGCACGATGCACGGTCACGATCGGCATCTGCTGCTCTGTCTCATTCTGTATAGCGAAAGCGTCGTTGCGGGCCAGCACGGCCGAGTCGTTCACCAGCACCCGGACCTGCCGCCGGGATTCGAACGAGGCGTCGCCGCTGAACCACACGTTGCCGGTGATCAGCCACAAACCTGCACGCTCCAGGTTGACCTTGTTCGGCGTCACGTTCTTCCGCAGGTTGAAATCGTCGACCGTTTCGGTCAGCCACGGCCAACCCGACCAGACGCCCGACGAGCCTTTGATGCCCGAATAGTTCCGGTCGCGGGTCAACGCAGCACCGGGCCGAGTCAACAGATACTCCAAATTGGCTTTGACCTCGGAGTTGTAAAGCCACGTCGGGAAATAGTCGCCAGACGACACGTCCGAAGGTTGCGTCCACGGCATCGGTCAGGCCCCCAGCCACACGGCACTGAACCTTGACGCTGCCGCCGACCCAGCCTCGAACGCCAAATTCCCGCCGCTGTTCTGATACACCCGACACTGCACGTAATCCGTTGTCGTTGTCGTATACACAACCGCTCCAACAGTGAAGTACGTGTCACCTGACGACGATGCTTCGCAGTGATACTGGCCGACGATGTCGGTGCCGTTCACCCGCAGAATTCCGCGCCGATGCCCCACCGTCGACGAACCCGAGAACTTGCACAACGCAACGATCAGCCACCACCCGGCCCGCACCAGCGTCAACCGTCCAGTGGCCGAAACCGTCGAATGAATAGACGCAGTGTCGAACGTTTCGCTGTCCCACGTCACCGTCTGGACGGTGTCATTCGTGATGGTCTGGTCGCCCGACCGGTACACCTCGCACCGAGGCACGCTGTACAGGTGCTCGAGGTTGCCTTTCACCTGCGAGTTGTACGTCGCCGACGCCACCAAATCGCCGTCGGTGACCGGGTTCCCGAAATCTGCTCGACTGATCGCTGTCCACGTCACGGCCCGAAATATCCCTGGTCGAAGCCTTTACCGGCTGTGTCGAACTGGAACAACGACGACGACGATGCCAACCCCAGAACCGCCGACGGCTGCAACGTCAACACGCACACCCAATCCTGCCCCTGGCTGATCTCGTGACGGATCGCCGTCACGAAACAATCCGTTGATCGTTGCGACAACCCCGGCGGCGTCCATTCCACCGTCACCTTGTGGAACAAGTCGAGACTGAAAACGAAATCGCGTTCCGTCGACGACCGCTTCGGTTTCACCGTCAACGTCATCGGAGCGAGCTGCACCTGCGAATACCGGCCGAGCAGCAACCGGCCCAGAGACCGGCAATATTCCTCGGTCTCCAAATGTGTCTTGACGGCCAGCGTCGCTTCGGTCCATCCGAAATCGCCGGCGTCGGTCTCGACGATGTTGCCTTCCCGGTACAGAACCGAGAAGTCTTCGTCGACGTCCAGCGCGGCCGGGTACGGTTCCACGTCGACCCTGGTGACAGCGGTGTGGCCCCACCCGTAAACCAGCGACCCGTCGCGATAGTCCACAGCCGCAGCATCGTCGGACAAGGTGCCCTGAACCGACGACATCGTCGTGTTGTCCACCGACGCGTACCGGTCCAGATACACCCAGCCGCCGGAGGCGTCGAAGAAGAACCAGCCGCCTTCGCTGTCGGCGATCCGTTGGATAAGCCCCAGCGCCGACCCGGTGAACTCCGGCGGGTTGAACATCGGCGGGCCGTTCGATCCCGACGTGTACGTCGACGACTCCGACGGCGACTGCGCCAAATCGCCGATCACGCTGGTGATCTGACCCAGAGCAGTGTTCCCGCTCGTGCCGTCCTCGAGCGTTGTCAGAATGTCGGGCGTGTTGACCGTGTAGTTCCCGATCCACGCTGACGGGTCTGTCACTGTCCACGATGCGACGGCGTCGTTGCTGCCGGGGTTGATCGTGAAACTGATGCTACGGCGGCCGGGCAGGTACCCGTAGAACAGCGGTTTCGTCGCTGCGGCGGACGTGTCGGCAGTGACCCGGATCGCTGCGCCCGGCTGCACGTCCGGGTAGATAGACGCGCCGCTGTTGTCCGGGTCGTACTCCGACGCCGAGTTGTTCAACACGACCCGGCACTGCCCGGTCTTCGGGTGCCGAGCGCCAAGGTCCAAGCCACGGTCGATCGACAAGGCACGTACGTCTGACGTGATGTCGGTCCACGTGGCGGTCGCTCCGCCGTCGGACCACACCTCGTCGAGACGCTGATCGGCGAGTTCGACAGCTAGCCCGTAATCGCTGGTGAGGCTCATCAGTTCGCTGCGCTCACCGCGCGTTCAGCGACGATCGGCACGAAGCCGAACCGGTCCTGGATGTCACGTAGCATCGCCACGAGCTCGTCGCCGCTGTAAAGCCCAGGAGCGACGCTCACCCGCACCATCGAGGTTTGCGACGACATCGCAGAAGGCAACGGCTGGTTGCCTTGGGTGCGGTTCAGCGGCACGACTGCTTCGGGGCCGGCTTCGCCGATCAGAGCGATCGTCGGCCGGTTCACGACCGCACCAACGGCGCCTTGAGGCAACCCGGAAGCGTCGCCGTAGATGATAGCGTTGCCCTTGTTCGTCGGGCTGCCCGAGTGCGTGTTGATGGTGACGTTCGTCGTGATGTTGTCGGGGATGCGGTTCAGGTCGTCGATGTACCGGTTGACTGCGTCTCTCAGCGGCCCGTCGACGTAAGTAGCCAGCGCGGTGAGCGCTTCGACCATCAGATCCGTATCGGATCGGGTGTCGCCCTGCTCCCGCTTCATGTCCACGTAAGCGTCGGCCTGCGACATAATCGCCAGCATGGCGTTATCGTGAGCCTCAGCGGCGTCCGAGGTGACGTCGTTGACGTCGCCCTGCGCTGTCTTCACTTCCTCCAACGCCTCGAACGTGGCCCGCACCGCTTCCCGATAGTCGATCTCGACCGTGAAAGCGTTGTTGACGGCCTCAACGAGCTCGTCCACCGACTCCTTGTAGCTGCGGCTCGCCTCGTTCGTTTCGTCAATCTGTGCACCGGTTTCGTCCACCGCTGCCGAGTATTCGCCGGACGCCCCAGCGGCTTCTCTGATCCACCGGATCATCGTGGCTGTCGTATCAGAGAACAGGTTGCCGGCCTCAACCGTGTCCCGAATGTCGTTGGACAAGTTGACCAAAGTCCGGCTAAACATCTCGTTCTCGCCGGCGAGCAACTGGCCGCCCTCGACCAGCCGCAGCAAGACAGACTCGAGCTCGCTGCCACCAGCCAGCATCGCCGATTCAAGTTCGGCAGCCGAAACCCCAGCGTCAGACATAGCGCCCTGTAGGTCAGGGAACTGGTCTTTCAGCGACTCCAACGCTGCAGCGGCAGAGACCGCCTTGTCGCCGGTTTCCTCAAGAGTGCTATTGAAAGCATCCGCCTGTGACTCGCCAGCGTCCCGGCTGCGCCGATACTCCAAGTAGGCGGTCGTGATGAGCGCCAACGCCCCAGCTGCACCAGCGGCGGCGGCCTTGTGGTTGTTCAACGCCGTCGTCGCAGTGCGAATGTTGTCGCGGAACTTGATGACCTGACCAACCGCAGTCGACAACGCACCGCCAACCAATAGCAGCCCAGTCGTCCACGTCCCCACAGTCGACACCATCCCACCGGTGTCCTCATCCAAATCATTGACGAACCCGAGCATCCGGCTGCCAGTGTCAAGCACCTGCGTCATGATCGGCAGGACACCCTCACCCAACTGGGCTTGGAAGTTCTCCCACTGGGCGTTGAGCCGCTGTTGCGTATTGGTTGCGGAGTCCGAGGTGCGTTCGTAATCGCCGAGCGCGCCGGTGGCATCGGCCTGCTCCACGATCAGATCACGGACCAGCTCGAGGTACTCGCGGCTGCCCTTCTCCAACGTCCCCATGCCACGATCCGCGGCTTCGGCCTGAATGCGGGTTTCGTTGAGTTGGATGCCGAACCGTTCGACCGAATCGAACTCGCCACGGAACGCCGCCCCGATAGCGTCGATCCCTTCCTCAAAGCTGGCGCCGGTGAACGACGCCAAGTCTCGGGTGACCGCGACGATTTCGGTGGTGAACCCGGCGAGCTCGGACCCGGCCATCCCAGCACCACGACCGAACACACCAATCGAACTGTTGGCATCCAGGAACGCCCGCTCCGAAATGCCGAGCGTGTCAACGGCGTCCTCGGCTTCCTGCTGCAGCGTCCCGAACGCAGCCCCGAACGTCTGCTCCGCCCGAGCTGTCTGATCCTCCAACATGCGGGTCTTGTCCGCCGCCAGCACCAGCCCAGTCGCAGCGGCAGCGCCCACACCCATCATCATCCCGCCGACCCGAGTCATCGAATCGCCGACACGGTCCATACGTGACTCGACGCCGTCCTGCAAAGACCGCTTGGCGGAATCCTCCAAGCGGCCCATCGCACGGACGGCGTCGTCAGTGTTCAAATCAACGAGAATCGCGAGACGTTCGGTGATACTCAACGATTCGCCTCCTGCTGCCAAATCCGCCACACAGCGACAAGGTCGCCGAGTCGCTGCCGGTCAGTGTCCGACGGCAGCCAGCCGCACCGAACAGCCATCAACGACCGCCACTGCTCGGCGGTCAGGTAGGGTCCGACGGGCGCACCTCGAACTCCGAATAAGCATCAAGCACCTTGGTCTGAGACAACGCCTCAGCCGCCGACGCAGCCTCGGGACGGTCCAGCCCGCCGCGAGTGTGCAACACGGTTTCGATCACGGCTAACGCCATCTCAGCCGACATGATCGGTTTGATCTGATCCCACCGCCGCTTCGTGACCCGCTCGATCACAGCGCACTCGTGCAAAGTCAACTCGCCCTCGTCGACCGGCCCGACCGGGTCCGGTGTGTCCACGCCCAGCGACTCGACATCCAACCGCCACCGCAGCGACGCCGGCCCGTTCTTGATGCACGTTTGCATCGCCTCGAACACAGCGCCGAGGTCATGATGCCCCTGGGCGATCTCAGCGACCAGCCTGTCAGTGTCCAACTTCCCCACGCCTACGCCTGCCCTTCTTTATCGTGTGAACCCGGCCCGGTCGAAATGCACACCGAGCCCGCCTTCCATCTCCCGACGGACAGCCACCGCAGTGTCAGCCTTGACCCGATCAAAAAACGGCTTCTTCCGGGCGCCGGGATGCACCGTCCACCGGCGCACCTTCCCGTTGTAGCTAACCGCTCGAGGACCCGACTTCGTGATCGGAGCCAACTGGCCAGGCTGACGCTGAGACCGTGTCTTACGGGACCCGCGCTCCGCTTTCGGAGCGATCCGATGCCGGCCGGTTCCGCCCTCAACCCAGTGCAGATTCCCTCGGTACCGGACCAGCGCCTGCGCCTTCTGGCCGCTGACCTGACCCGTCTTGAAATTCACCGACCAGCGAAGCGAACCGCCTCGGCGCACACCGACCCGAGGCGGCCCCTTCAAGAACTCCCGCTTCGCGGCCATCCCCAACGACTTGATGTCGTCGGAGCGGTGCGTTTCCAGCGACGAAGCGAACCGGGCGAACTTGTCGACCAGCTCGCCCGCCGACTGCGAAGTCCCCACCGGCCGTCAGCTAGTCGCTCGGGTCAGCGTGCCAGACCCACGGAACGTAACGCTCTTGTTCGCCGTAGTGCCAACCGACCCGGCCAGCGCAGGCGCCGACGTCACGAACGCCGAACCGCTAAACGACGGGTTCGTAGAAGTCACGGTAGCGTCCTCGGGCTTCACGAGAATCGTGGCGGTGGTACGCCCCGACTGGGCGGTCCAGATCGTGTCCGCCACGTTCGACGCAGCGAAATCGTCACGGAACTCGGCGGTCACCGACCACGAGTTCAGGCCGGCAAGAAACGACTTCCAGTTGACACCCATAGCGGTGTCTTCCTGCTCGTCGGTGTTCATCGTGAGCTGCACCGACACCACATGGTCGGACAGGTCGACGCTGTTGAACGTCAGATGTGCGTTGTCGATAACGAAGGTCGCCATCTCAGTTTGCTCCTAGCTGGTGTGCTTCGGTTAGACCCTCACCACGGCAACGGCGAGGGAGAACGAACCGGTGACCGTGTCCACAGTCACCCGGTAGTAGTCGTCGGTGATCGCTCCAGACGTCTCCACCCAGTACCCGCCCGTAGCGGTCACCGTCTGCGTAAGACGCTCAGTCGCCGACGTAAACCCGGCGTTGTCGTCAGACTCCACGTTCACGTCGGCGGTGGTGCCGGCGGTGAACACATGAATAGACATGGCGAGCTTCTGGTCGGCGGCGATCCCCGAAGCGATCTGAGCGCCGGTGCCGGTCGTGTTGCCGGACACGGTCTGCTTCTCGAGGCCCATGAAGCCCTTACCGACGGGCGAGTCGCCCCGAAGGTTGTATTGAAAACCGGCCATCGACCCGACGGTGCCGCCCCACGGCTGATACGACGTCGAGAAACCCTGCGTCGCATACGCAGTAGCGCCGTCGGTGTCGTCGACTCCGATCGTGACCACACGGCTCGTGCGGAGGTCAGCGAAGATCGAAGCGTCCGGCTCCGCAAACTGCGAGTATCCGGTGAACTGCCCGTTCGACATCAACAGGCCCGGCTTGTACTCCTTGAACCCCGCCGACCCGAACGTCGTGCACTCCACCTCATCGGCCTGGGCGTTCATCTGCAACTGGTTCGACACGCCAGACAGATCCTGCCCGGCAACGTAGAGCTGGCAGGAATCAAGAATCAGGGTCGCCATCGTTCACCTCATCAGGATCAGGGGCAGGCAACGGAGCAACGACGAGGTGCCCCGACTGCAACAGAGCCCGGACGGCCGGGTCGGTTTCGTCGACCTGACGCACCGCGCCTTTCTTGCCGAGCAGGCACCGGTCGGATGCGACCTTGACTCTCATGTTCTGCGCTCCGGTTGCGTAATCACGTACGTTTCGACATCAGCGGACCAATGCGTGCTGCCGGCGATGTCCTGCGTGCCGTAGTTCCCCCACGACGCCGCACCGTTTAGCCGGGCATCCCCGCCGAGCAGCACCCGACCAGCGAACAACGCCCGGTCGATACCGTCCAAGAGCGTGTCAAGGGCGTGCTGGCCGGCCTCGTCGTCAGCGAACGGCGCCACCACCTCCAACACGAACGAGTAGGTCACGTAGCCGCGCCCCATCGTGTCGGTCGTCTTGGCTTGCGGCGTCACCACCACCGCCCCGTCGTCGTTGATGGCGTCCGGCCGGAACCAGAAGACGTGGGCCGGGACGTCCGGGTCGGCGTCGAGGGTGTCGGCGATCGCTTGCCGGATCTCCACCAGCGACGCCATCAGACCATGTCCCACACCCGCACATACGGTGCGAGCATCCGCTCAACGTCAGGGTCCAAACGAGGCACCCGCAAGCCGCCAAACTCCTCGTAGCCGAGCACGCCCTCGGGTGACTTGCGGCGCCGCCACAACCTCAGAGCGGTCATGCGGGTCGCGTTCTTCACACTGTCCGGCACGGCCGCCCACCCCCACTGCGCCGTCACCCGCACCCGAGCCTCATGATGCACCGGAAACGTCAGCCCTGACGTCGCCCGAACCGTCGTGTAAGGCCAACCAGACCGGCCGTTCACGACGCCGTTCAGCGGCTCGAGCTGGTAAGCGGTCGACGCCGTCCACGACCCCGACCCGCCGGCGTCAGTCTCCACCACCAGCCCGCTCGTCGTATGGAAGTCGTCAACGACGATCAGGTCGTTGTACTTCGCCGAATACACCCGGGCCGACGCCGACCCGGCGTCAGTGAACACCCGGTGACAGTGATCCTCGACCGCTTCCTCAGCCGCGTCGAGGACATGATCGAACGAGGTAGTGTCGAAGCCGGACAGGTCGTCTCGGACGTTGGCCCACGCCACGAACTCGTCGACCGTTACGTAGTTCGGCACAACAGCCACCTCGACCAACTAGAGGGGTGCCGGGGCGCGCCCCACCGGGGGCGGCAGGCGGGGGCCAGCAGGGGCGCCCCGGCAGGACTAGAACTCGTAACCAAACCCCGCCGCCAACGCCTCAACCGCCGCCTTATCGTCACCGTCAGGCAAATCCGTCCACTCGAGCAGCGGCCCGTCCGGGTGCTTGTTCGTCCCCGTCCCGAGCTCGTCCAACACCGCCCTGGCATACGGCAACGGCACCGACTTCCCGGCCTTCGCCGCCAACTCCACAAGCAAACCAGGCGTGAACTCCTCCAACCGCCACGTCTGCTCAGCGTGCTTCTCAGCGGTTTCCCACCAATGCCGCACCACCCGCAACGCCTTCACCTCAGGCGCATCGCCAGGGTCGTAGCCGGCCCAGCGGCCACGTTCCTCCTCGAACGGCACCACCCACTCAGGCCGCTCATCCGGCGCCATGAACAACTCGTTCCCGATCATCGACCGGATCACCTTGAGCGGATGCCGCACCTGATGAAACACCCGCCCGGTGTAGTCGTCGAGGTAGTTCGTGGCGATCCACGAAGCGTCCCCAACCAGCGCCGGGGCGTGCACACCGTGCACGTTCCACCAGCCCTCGTGGCCGCAATGCACCCCGACCGACGTCAACGCCGTCGAGATGAACCCGGTGCCGGACCTGCCGGTGCCGACCACCACGAACTCGGGCTCCACCAGCCGGGTCGGCTGATGCTCGAAATACCACTCGTCCAAATCCACCGGCTTGCG